GGTACTCAAACAACGAGTAGTTCTGGCCGCACCAAGAAGGTGCCTGCTAGACGTCCATTTAGTGTTGCGCGCAATGCCGCCCAACAAATCCGCGCCGCCACTCCCCCTGCAGGAGTCGCCGCTCGGAGTCATGCACCCGCCGCCCCAAAAGCCGCCGGTGCTGGAGCTAACGCTCCGCAGCGAACACAAGCTGCTCATCAACGCGGCACCGCCGCCCCTCGGGGTGGCCGTCCGCCCCCGGCTCGCCCACCGCGAGCCCCTCTGGCGCTTCATGCGCCTCTGGCTAATAAACCAGCTGCGAAAGCAACCACGGCTATGCCGATCGCTCGCAGCTATTCGGTTTCCGCCAATGCTGCTGACCCGCATGTTGAAGCAATGCGGGCAGCAGGGATCAATATCCACGATGTCAATTTCAAAAACGACAATCCGCACCAATTTGGTGCCGCTGTGCGCGCAAAAGCGACTTGCATAGCCTTGGCAAAATTGTACGATGATGGCCACCGCAACATCGTCGACATTTACGGATCGCCCCGATCTTACAACCTTGTCAACCATCTCAACGACCGTTTGGAGGACCCTATTGTCCTCCGTTCTTTCCGGCCCATCATCACTCCGAAGGACTTCACCAGGCTTAATGGTGTCGTCCATACCACTTCGATGGATGCCGATGCATTTCTCGCCGTTGATGTTTATGATGGTTTTGATGCCCAAGCCCTGTTCTCATGGCTCGAGGCGATGGCACCCCAAATGACCATCGAAGGTTGCAACATGGGTCTCTTCACCGCGTGGGCCGGTCGCTGTTTTTACGGCGATGCTGGCGAGTGTGAAGAAGCCCTCTGGTACCGTAAAGCCACAGACCAAGGCCCCCGCATCTATTTCTCCCAAGATTCTGAAACTTTGGACCCCTATGTCCACAAACCTCTTGATTGGATGTGGGATGATTCGCCGTTCCCAACCCGAACCATTGTATGTAGCGATGGCGTCGTAGACGTCACGCTCTTTTGGACGGAATGGGCCCGAGTCGCCTCTATGCGCATTATGGGTTTTGGCTTTACCACCCAGCCCATTATGCAGAAGACCGGATCCACTTTTGTGGAAAATCTTCTTAAAATACAAACTCCGGTTTTGCAGAAAACAGCGCTCCCAGTGGTGGGAAAATACATCGACTCCTGGAAGTCCTACCTTTATGATCAGGTTAGGGAACTTTCAGGTAGCATGTGCGAGTATCTCGCTCCCATCACCGAGCAGGTCGTCCTTTTTGAACCTTTAGTTGACCAAGTAGTCAAACGCTTCGCAGTTGAGAAACTCCGAAGCTATAATATTGGAAGAATTCATCGTGAGCTTTTGAATGTCATGTCTGGCCCTACATATAGGAATTTGAACCGCCGCATGCCTATGCTCACTTCCGACCTCCACAAAACCACTCTTGCTCTGATGCACAATGGTCTGGAGGAAAAGGTCCGCACAGCGATGGCCTACAACACTTCCATGGCCGCTATGGCGGCCCAGTACAACAAGTTGCATGGTGAAGGATTCGCAGTCGCACCCCCTGCCGAGTCCTCCACGCAACCTTCTTTTGGCTACTTAAAATGGGCCGGACGCATTTTGGCGTTCGGATACATCGGGTATCGCATATATCGAGGCATTCGCCCGGTCAAGCCGGGATCTCTAATCTTTTCCCAAGAAATGCTCTATAATTGCGTTTATGCACCCGTTGTAGAGGAAGTTCTGAAGCACGCTTTTCCTGACGCCAAATTGTTTGGCTATCCGTTAGGACGCGTTCTTGGTGCCTATGAGTTAGGCTCCCGACTTTATGTCAACAGACACCTCCCCGTCGTGGACAATTTGAATATGCACATGCCGGCCTTTATGATGCATCACCTCACCATCCAGATGAACTTGTGGCAAGCTATAGCTTTCCACGCTCTTTTCAATACGTCCATCTGGTATTTCCAACGTCCCCAAGACTTGGACTCCCTAGTTAGAACTTTGATTAGTGGCGCACCCCCAACTGCTCCCGGAATGTTTGAGCAGTGGAGAGAGTTGTTCTACTACTATCCATGGGATGAGCGTGTCGTGATTCCGACCATAAGGACTCTAGCCGAGAAGTACGATTCAAAATTGGCTTTGATCCCCCGCAGTCTCGAACCTTATGCTGAGTATCCGAAGCAAAGTTGCAAGAAGCTCATATGTAGCGGCACTTTGCCCTTTCAGCGTGAGAGGAACCCCACCTACTTCCACTCCATGCTTCCTACCCAAATACCTGGGTATGTGCCGGCAGTTTCTGATTACATGCTGGCATGCGCCGTGAAATATCGAATCACGGCCAAGCCCCCACTCAGCCCGAAGAAACAACTTCGTGCTTGGCGGCTTTTATGGAGAGGAGTTCCCCACTTCGAAACCTACCCGAGAATTCTTTGGGAGGAAGAAGTTGGGCATTGGTTGGGTCACTTTGACAACAAGAAGCGTAGCAAATACACTGATCTCATATCACGGCTCATCACAGAAGAGTCGTGGGAATTCTACAAGCAACATGCTCTGAAGACTTCTTTGTTCATGAAGTCTAACGAAATGCTTTTCAAATTTAAGGACGACGCCGCACAACTCAAACCCCGCGTGATCATCAATGTACATCCCAAGGTGCAATGTTTGGTCGGTCCAGTGATTTGGAGAGTACAACAAAATATGAAGATGGAATGGCCAATGCGTCTTTCCGTGCGCCAATTCCATTATTTCAAAGATAGAATTCCGTTCACTTATTCAGTGTCTTATGCTGGAGCTGCCACAGATGAGGATCTCTCCATCTGGATGGCCCAAGCCCTCAGACAGCACGACCACTTTTCCGTTATGGTTAGTGGCGACGATTCCCTTATTGTAGGTAACTACAAAGGGAAGCTCTATGTCTTTGAAGGCGACGCTTCTATGTACGACCAATCCGAATCCACCGGCCCTCTTACGGTCGGATGGATGATGTGTCAAAGGTTCGGTGCCAACAAGGAAACCATCGAAATACTGTCCACCCTGGCGCACAATACTTATATTGTAGAGCCCAAGAAAAGGGAAGATGGTGAGTATTATCGAATTAACAAGAAGAAGCGCCCATTGCGCGACACCGGCGGAGCGGATACGTCCGTCGGCAATAGCATAGTCATGGCTATGGCCTGGCTTTTTGCTCTTCTTGTGACCTATTCAGGAAATTTCCAACTTGCTGATATTGTAGAAGCTTTCACCAATCTAGGGCTAGACATGAAAATGAAAGCCCCCTCCATCACTACCTGCACGTTCCTTCGAGGAATGTGGTACTCCACGTCTAGTGGTTTATATTGGGGTCCTCTCCCCTCCAGGTTTTTGAAGGTTGGAAAGAGTCTCAAAGATCCTAGAGAAATTTACCGCATGAAAGACTATACCCGTGCGTGTAAACAATATCTGAGCGACGTTGCGATGTCGTACAGGGTGATGTTATCTGTCCCTCTGATTCGCCGCTTCGTCGAGCAATTTGCTAAATTGCCGCAAGTTAAGAACTTTTCCAATGAATACCAGATCCAAGCCGCTACTAGCGAAAAACCTGCTTTGACTCCCGAAGCGTGGTTAGCCTTGGAAGAGAGATATGGCGTCACCGAGAAAGAATGGTGCGACGCCGAGTCCTACATACCTGATGAGCCCTTTGTGTTTTTAGTGCACCCTGTCTATGATGCACTTCTCGCTGCTGATTATTAAACGTATCTTTTACTGGCCCTGGACTTAAGTGGATGGTTTCCAGGGAGGGCTCAGATGGAGCCAGCGAATGGGTGCACTTCGTAAACCAATGAATCGAACTGCTAATGCAACAACGCAACCAGTTCAGCGCCGACGCAGAAACCGTGCGCGCCAACCTAATCCCCCAGCGATTGCAGCGAATCCTAAACCACCTCGCCAACGCCGCAGCAGAAATACTGCAGCCACTACAAACACCAATGCCCCAGCCGCAGTTGGAAGACGCGGTGCTACCACCGCCCCCAGAACCCGCCAAATCCGAAACGGAGTCGTCGTTTGCCACTCCGAATACATTACCGACATCCTTAACAACGGTACGGATATTGGAACCGGCCCCTTCAACCTCCAGCGTTTTGACATAAACCCTGGTCTCTACAACAGCTTTCCATGGCTGTCCCAAAGTGCTCCCCAGTACGAGTCCTATAGATTTAGGAAACTGAACTATCGGTACCAGGGGACCACTTCCTCGAGTGCTTCAGGAAGTGTTTACCTTGCCGTGGAATATGATGCGTCCGATCCGAATCCCGGAAGCAAGACCCAAATTGCCAATTGGCAAGAGACCAAATTTAGTTCCCCATGGGACCACATGACACATGTGTCGACCCGCCAGAATCTCAGTAAGAGGAACACGTACTATGTCCGCAACGGGACCGTGCCAGCCAACTCCGACGTTAAGCTCTACGACACAGGATATTTGTGTGTCGTCCAGACCAATGTCATGCCGGCCGCAAACACCTCCGCCACCATCGGAGAGATCTGGGTCGACTATGAAGTCGAGCTCCAAACCCCCCAACTCGGCAACGCGGGACTCAACAACGCTCTCTTCTCAAAGACCGTGATCGCCAGTAACACTGCTACTACTGCAGTGACAACTGGCAATCTCCCTGTAGTGGTCACCAACGCTGCCAGCGTGTTCACCTTCACCATTCCCCGTCCTCTTTCGGCTCTGGTGACGGTTGACCTCACTCAGCCCGAGGAAGCTTTCGCGGGTACTCCAGGCCTCACCACTGTAGCTGCCTTGGAGACCGCGACGAGCTGCATCACTGTCAACACCTTCATCACCACTGGTGGAGGGTCTTTCCAGGTTGACCTGTCCGGCGGTGCCGCCTCCAACATCTCTGTCCGCATCGCCCAATATGACACCACCCTCAATTAGGTACGAAGTGCTCCAACACCCGCGTAGGGACCCCCAGAAGGGCCT